AAAAGTTTAAAATTGTAGATATTCAGATATTTAAAGATGACAAGGTAGTTGCTACAAGAATTGATGATGGTGGAAGTGGTAATGTAGGTACTTTCTATTGTTTCTTTGATGGTGTTTTACAAACACTCGCTGGTCAAGCATCTCAAGTTGTCCAACTTGGCGCAGGTGGTGATGTAGAGGATTTAACGTTTACTCAACAAACAGGAATTACTAACAATCCAATTGTACAAATTGGTACTTTGTCAACGTATGATGCAGTTGGTCAAAGTTTCTTAGATGTTGATATTAAGGCATCTGCATATAGGCACACATTAATTTTAGAAAGAGCAGCATTCTCTAGTTCTGCAGGATTCCATTTCTCAAGGGATGCTGTTAATAGATTGAGATTTATTAATGGTGAGGTTAAAAAATATGAGGAAGATAGAATTTTAGCAAAATTAAACTCATCTAATAATGGGTTGGTTCAAAATGATTTTGTAAAAATTAGTGCTGCATTAAAACTTACAAACACTTATCAAATACAGTATAATTCAGTTAATAATCCTGCAAGATTTGAAGTTAATACTGGATCTGGATTTGATCATACAATTTCATCCTTTGAATTTAATGAAGGATCTACTTATGAATTTGAGGTGCCAAATATCAACCTTGGTGCAATTAGTGTTGAATTCTATGGTCCTTCATTTGATACTGATACACAAACTACTGTAGTTGGTAGAAGATACTTTGATATTAATGTTAGAAAAACTATTGTTAATGGAAATATCACAAAGTTTGTAATTATTCCAGATGATTCTGATTTAACAGATTACATTATGAGAATTGGTCTTGTTGGTGGATCAGATTATAAAGATTACACCATTAAAACAGTATCTGAACCTATTAATGGAGAGTATAACGTTGTAAACTCATCCAGCACCTATTTTGAAGTTTATACTAAGGAAGACCCTCTTCCAGACGCTAGTTATAATTATACAACCAATACTATTTCATATATTACTAGATCCACAGTTGCATCTGGTGGAATTAACACTGCTACATTAACTTCTGGTGGATTTAACTATACTACGACCCCAGTAATTTCTGGAGTTCAAACTGCAGCAGGTGAAGGTGCTATTCTTGAACCTATTTCTGATAGTATTGGTAAAATTAATAAAATTAAAGCAGTATCTTCTGGATATGGATATAGTCCAGATGCAACTCAAAAACCATCAGTCATTTTCCCAAGAATTACTAAAATCAAGAATAACTTTGTTGTAAGTACTCTAAGAATTGATGATCCTGGTCAACAATATATTTTTGCACCAAGAATTGTTCTTAGTGGTGGTGGATTGCCTAATAATAGTCCAAATCATGCAGTTATTGAAGCACAGGTTACAAATGGTCGTATTATTGATATTGAACTAGTATCTCCTGGTATTAGGTATGATAGTGCTCCAACGATTGATGTTGAAAAATATTATTATGCTGGATTGACTTCTACTGGAGAACTTTCGTTTAAATTTGCATTTAATCAGTATATCCTTGAAAATGACATCTTTAAATTTAGAGCATACTATGAAGTAAATGGTGTAGAGTATTTTGCAGATAGTGCTATTAACTTCTATGCTAAGATTAACAGCACCACAATTACAGCTAGAGAAGAACCAGTATCAAATAACACTCCTAATGTCAATCCATTGACACAGGTGACTTTACCTCCTGGAACAACTCCATCAAGATATGAGATGATTTCTTTAGCAAGAAAGGCAACGGTTACTGCTCTGGTTAAAAAATCTGAGTTTATTAGTGGTGAAAAGGTAACTATTAATGGTGATCCACAAAAAGTTGGATTTGTATCTACTAACAAAGGTTGGCAAGAGGGTAGTTCTATTCTTAGAATTGCAAATTATAATTACCTTATTACAGACAATGATGAGGTTACTGGATCTGACTCTGGTGCGTTTGGTATTGTAGAATCTGCATTCGGTATTACTGCGTTAACTAGTGTTGCTCCTATTGTACAAACACCTAAGAAATTCTTAGACACCAAATCTTTCCTTGGATCTAGCGCACTTAGATTACAAGATAGTTACAGGTATCAAAAATTTGCATACGAAATTGGAACCGAAGTTCCATTTGATCAGTGGAAGGAAGGATACCAGAAGGCAGCACACCCAACTGGTTACAACTTGTTTGCAAGAACTGCTATTGATCAAACAATTGGCAGGCAGAATACAGTTCAATCAGTTGTAAACGTTTCTACTAACGTTAATGAGGTTGTATCATTTAAGACAAAATATAATTATCTTGTGACAAAAAATAGTGGTTTAGATGAAGTTGAGGTAAAAAATAGATTGCTGACAGACGTTAAAAATATTAAAGATTCTGTCGTTGCTGCTTTTGACGATATTTCTGATCAATTTGATGGAATTGAAACTGCATTCCCATTATTAGTTGTAGATCCTGTTACTCCTACCAAAGAAGAAAACGGAGTTACTGTTACAAATTATATTGAAGATTATGATGTAGACCAAATGGTTGTTTTACTTGATAATATTATTCAAACATATGGAACATCATGGATTGTGACTGATGCTGATAAAACTATCAGATTTACATCAAACAGAAATTCTGGTGAACTCATGCCTAATGAAAACATGTATTATAGGCAGTTCAATGATGATAGTGTAGTTTATCATATGTGTCAGACCACAACTGCTGCTACAGATACATTTGATCTTGAGCAACAGGATGGTACAGTATTCCCAGCAGGTATTTTCAGTTCTATTGATGAAGATAATTACATGGTCTTTGTCGATGGTGCAATGCAGTTGAATTCTTCTTTTACTATTTCTGCTGGTGGTGGATCTCCTACAATTCAATTTACAGAAACTCTTCCAATTGGATCTGAAATTTCTGTCAGATATCTCTCTGGATTCTTGAAGAATGAGTTTACCTCTGGTACTGTTACACAAAATACACCTGTTGTATTGAGTAACAAACCATCTAATAATACCTCAAAACAAAGTTACTTTGTATTTGTTGATGGTGTCTGCATGAATACTGCTGATTATAGTATTAATGCAAGTAAAGACATAATCTTCCAAGATTATGGATTCTCTTATGATTCTTTGATTATTGCAATTGATCCTCTTGGAGTTTCTTTAGAAGAACAAGAAGAAGTTCTTTTAACTACAAAGTATGATTATAAGGTTAATGATGGACAACTTGTAATACCAGTAGGATTTACTCTCAATCCTGAAGATTATTTTGTAGAAATCGCTGGTATTGCACAAACTCCATATATTGTCTACGATACCGTTACAAGTGGTATTAGAAAGATTAATTTCTTTGAACCACCACAAAGATATGTTGGTCCTGACCGTACAGTTGGTAGACAGTTTATTGGATTACTATATCAAAGATCTGATGCTGATGGTTCTCTTGGAACCACTCAAAACTATCAATTTGATGATGTAAGTAAAAATATTATTCATACAAATCAACCAATTGATAACTTTATTATTGGTGACTTTGTTATTAATTCAAATGAATTAGCAAGTGCTATCATTACGGATAAGAATACTGCAGCGACTAGAGTTATTATTGAAACTGGACATAGTGGTGCGGTTGCATCTGCAGCAACATTTGATATTGTCGTTAATGATTTAACCAATATCTTTATTGGTGATAGAGTTAGATTTAAAGCATCATTTGGTATGACAAGCAGTGATGATGATGAACTTGAAATTTCTGCTATTAATAGTGGTACTAGAACAATTACTCTTACAAACATTAGTGCTGGTTCTTTGACTATTGGTATGGCACAAGATACTGGAATTGTGTTCCTTCATCATACATTAACCGTTGAACAACTTGTAACTGATGCATCTATTACCAATAGAGATAATTCATTTACTAATGGACAAACTATCAATAGTGGTTTTGTCAGTTCACAAAAAACAAATGTAATCACAAGTGTTGATGAAATTTATGGTATTTCTCCAGGAGATACTGTATTTGATGTTGCTAGTGCAACTGGTCTTGCAACTAATGATTATATTGTGATTGATAATTTTGAAATTGTAAAAATTACAAATATTTCATCAAATACATTAACGGTTACTAGACAACAACTGAATACCTCCTCTCCACTGTTCCATGGTAATGGTGTTTCGGTACAAAAGGTTGTTCCTTATACATTAACAGTACAATCCTTCCAAAGAGGATTTGATGGTGAGAAAACTGAGTTTATCTTAAGAGAGAATGGAACTCCTGTTTTTATTACTTCAGATAAAGATATTTTCGTAATCGTCAATGGTATTCTGCAGAAGAGAGGATCTTCTTATAATTTGGTTGAAGTAGATCCTGATAATGTTGCAGGAAGTGGTGATGAATTTTCTAAGTTGGTGTTTACAGAGGCACCAGAAGATGGAACACCATTTAACTGTTTTTATGTTGGTGAGCAAATTTCTATTAGAGATATTTCAAGTCAATTTAATGGTATTGAAACTGCCTTTGATCTTCGTGATGTCAATGGTGAAATTTTTAGTTTGATTTCTAATGGAAGAGCAGAAGCAAATATCTCCGCTAACTTGATTCTTTTCATTGATGGTGTTTACCAAATTCCATCAACTACTGAATTTGGTAGAGATGAAGCATATCCAGAATCATTGTCATCATTTAAGTTATTTGGTAGTTTGATTGAATTCTCATCACCTCCAAAATTTGGTTCTGAGTTTGAAGGGTATATCTTTGTAGGTTCAGCTGCTGATTATGAAAGTATTGATGTTGATGCTACGGTTGAATCGGGAGATACAATCATTCAAGAAAATGAAGTATCTCCAAGAGGTATTATTAATGTATTAAGTGCAACTAGATTAGCAGTAACTAACTCAAATGGACAAAAGAATACAAACCCACTTTCTGGAATTAACCCAGGTAGTATTGGTGAGTATGGTTGGTGGTTATCTCACTTAGTCAGAGATGCAAAGGTTAGAGAATCCCTCAGAGTTAGAAGAACTATTCCATCAGAGATTACTGCTCTACCAGGTGGTGTGTTCCCATTATCAGGAGCAACATTATATACTACTTCTATTGCATCTATTGAAATTGATGATGTATCTACGGATTTACCAACAAATCCAGATGACGATACTAATTTGATTACATTTGCGTTACCTGCTGCTGGTAATTTCCCAGCAAGACAGATAAATGCAAGATACACTACGTTTGTTCCAAGAAACCCAGCAGTTGTTGGTGATACAGATGAATTGCAAGGTGTAAAACTTGGCGTAGATTTACCATTTGATCAAATTATTCAGGTAGGAGCATATGATGGTAATCCTATCACTGAGACATTTGAATCTGATCCAGGAGCAATTGGTATCAGAAGTCAATACAGAACTGTTGAATTCCAGAGCGGTAAAACTGCTAAAGTGATTAACTGGGATACAACTAATAACTATTTGTATTTGAAACTTGATGATCCAGCACAATTCATCCTTAACACGGATCGAATTAATGGCACCAATTTAGAAACTACTGATCATGATCTCATTGCAACATATCAATCATTGACTGTTGGTGCTGAAGTATATTATAACTTCTAGTCCTATAAATAAAAAGAAAACTGTTTAACGATGGCGGCAATTTTAACCGATAGATTTAGGGTAGTTCTTGCTGAGAATTTCAGACAGAGGGTTGCTTTAGGTGAAGACCCACAGTTTGTTGATGGAAATGGCAATAGAACTGTAAGTGCAGTTGGTTTGTATCTGTTTTTTGCAAAGGCAGATGGTTGGACCAATAACCAACCAGTTAACCCTGTTGACAACCAGGAAGCGGCGTTTGATATCTACGATCAAATGATTGGTCTGAAGAAAATCCCTTCTTCTGAAATTAGAGGTGTAATTCCTAATAATACTTGGACAACGGGCACTACTTATGATATCTATCGTCATAATTATGGATCTGTTATCAATAGTACTGGTAATGTCATAAATTATGTTGAAGGTAATAATACAGAAACCAACCTGTATGAAACAGATTACTACGTTGTTACTTCCGAGTATAAAGTATATAAGTGTTTAAATAATAACAACAATTCAGCATCTACTGTTGAACCATCATCAACAACTAGTGCTCCATTTACGTTATCCGATGGATACGTTTGGAAGTATATGTTTAGCGTAAATGCTAATGATTTTGAAAGATTTAAGAGTGATGAGTATATCCCAATTCCTGAAGTTTCTAGTATTGATACAAACAATGCTATTGCACCAACATCAAACTATGGTGGTGCTATTTACAATGTAGTTATTAAAACACCAGGTACAAACTACACGGCAAACTCTGAATTTGATATTATTGGAGATGGTCAGAATGGTAGGGTTAGAATTACCTCTACAGACGCTACAGGAGCAATTACAGGTCTTAAAGTTCTTAATCCTGGTACTGGATATACATTTGCACAAATCAACACCACAGGTGGTTCTAACGCTATTTTAGAACCTATCATTTCACCTAAAGAAGGTTTGGCAACTCCTCAAGGAATGGCATTAGAGTTGGGTGCATATAGATTAGCACTCCATTGTAAGTTAGAAAATGATGACTTTGTATTTGGTAATGACTTTAGTGTTGTCGGTATTATTTACAACCCAGTAGTTACTGGTAGTGGAGCAACCTTGAATGGTGCTAGAAAAATGACTTTATCATATTCTACTCCTGGTACAAGTCCTCTGGCAAATGCTCAAGAGGATTATGATGATCTGTTGATCTCAACTCCAGGTGGTGGTAGTGGTGCGTCTGGTAGAATTGTTCATTATGAACCAGATACTGTGAATAACATCTATACGATTTACTTTACACAAGAAAATGTTCTCACTGCTGGTCAAAACAGCAACGGTTCTAGACCATCTTTTGTAGATGGTGAAACTATTATTATTGGTTCAGAAACTGTTACTATCAACACTGTATCAGAACCAGACATCGTAAGAGGGTCTGGAGAAATCATCTACATAGATAATAGGAATACAATTTCCAGAGCACAAGACCAGACAGAAGATTTCAAAATTATTTTAGAGTTCTAAGAGATGCCCCAGACAACTAACCTGAACACTCCTCCATATTTTGAGGACTTTGACGCAACAGATAACTTTCATAAAGTTCTGTTTCGACCAGGATTCCCTTTGCAGGCAAGGGAACTAACAGTTCTGCAATCTTTATTGCAGGATCAAATTGAAAAGTTTGGATCTAGCATCTATAAAGATGGTGCTATGGTTATTCCAGGTCAAATTTCTTTTGATCTGTACTATACTTCTGTGCTCATTGAAGATGAATATTTTGGAATTTCTGCAGATACAATTAGACAATATATTGTTGGGCAGACCATTGTTGGTCAATCTTCTGGTGTAAAGGCAAGAGTTGTAAATGCAATCTCATCTGAAGAGTCGGAAAAGGGCAAAACGACTCTTTATGTTAAGTATACAAGTGCTGGAACTTCAAATACGTCTGGAACATTTGCTGATGACGAAATTCTCTTAGCAGAGGATTCTTTCAGTATTGGGGAAACTGTAATTCAAGCAGACACTGACTTTGCAAAGTGTGTTACTGAAAATGCAACACATACTGGTTCTGCTGCAAAAATTACCCCTGGCATCTATTTTATTAAAGGATTCTTTACCTCTGTTGGTGAACAGGAAATTATCCTTGATCAATTTGCTACCACACCATCATATAGGGTTGGTCTGCAAGTATTAGAAACTATTGTAACTCCTGAGGATGATCAGACGCTTACAGATCCTTCTCAGGGATATTCTAACTATTCTGCACCTGGAGCACATAGATTAAAGTTAGAAGCAAAACTTGTTAAGAAAAGTTTGACTGATGAGTCAGTAACTGACTTTATTGAACTTCTCAAATTAGAAGAAGGGGAACTTAGAGAAATTGTATCTACTTCTAGAGCACAGATTGCTCGTACATTAGAAGATACCTTAGCAAGAAGAACTTATGATGAATCGGGTGATTATGAAGTAAAAACTTATAAGTTTACAAAAGATGAGTGTCTTGATAATGGTGTTAACAATGGCATCTTTAATATTGATGAGAAGACAGATCAAGACAATACTCCATCAAGCGATCTTTTTGAAGTCAATGTAAGTCCAGGAAAATCATATGTTCTTGGATATGAGATTGAGAACGTTGCAACAACATATGTTGATGTAGAAAAACCAAGAACTACTGATAAAGAAACTAATAAACTTATTAGTACAGATGCTAGAGGATTTGAGTTTAGAACTGCAAAGAGCAATGAACCAATTTATGGAAATCTTCAACCTGCATATCAATCAAATCAAATTGCTGCCCTGAAAGATGGTGCTAATGTAATTGGTTATGGTTTGTTTGTTGGATTTGAAACTGAGAGTTCCTATGATGTTGTTAGAGTTGCTGCCATTAAATTCCTTGCAAACACTAACACTGTAACTGATGTTGATACTATTATAATTAATGGTAATATCAATTTCTCAACAAATTCAGTAAGTGGTGGGCATACATTTACAATTAATGGTAGCGGTGGAAGAACTCGCCCATATTTATTCCAAGCATATAATAAAAACGTAATTAAAACCCTCGAAGGTGCTTCTGCTTTTAATATCCAGACAGTTGCTACTGGTACAATTAATGGTAGTGGAACAGGTGGATCTGTAAACGTTCCTTTTGCATCCTCAACTGTTGGTGATTATACTTTGAGAGTTGATACTGATGGTGTAGGAACTGCAAGACCACTGACTGGAGCAACTCCAAATATTAGTGGTGGTAGTTTTAGTTTCACTATTGGAACTGCTGCAGGACTTGCGAATGATAATTTTGTACTGTATGGTCCAAAAAATGTTCCTAATCCAGTATTGAAACTCTCTTCTCTTAAGAAAATGAGAGTTATTAAACTTAAGGATATTGCGACTAAGTATGATATTAATGATACTACTTTAAGTTTGGGTATTACCCGAGTATCAAAGGTCCATGCTATCTTCAATTATCCTGATGCAAACGCAAATGATTTTGATGACGTTTATCCTAATGTAACTTATAGTGCTGGAACTCCTGCATTTAAGGCAGGGGAAGTTATTGTAGGAAGATCTAGTGGTGCAAAAGGAAGAGTAATCAAACAAGAATCTTCTACAACGAAGGTGTATTTTGTATATGAAACTTCTTCTAACTTTATTCCTAATGAAGAACTGTATGGATATGAAACTGCATCAACTGCAACAATTGGTACTGTAAACTTCAACGGACTTCCAAACTTAAAGACAAGATATCAACTTGATGACGGTCAGAGAGCACATAGTTTTGAGTTCTCTAGCATTACTAAAACCAATGTTGGAAGTTCTATGCCTAATGGAACTTCTGTCTGGGTAGTTGTTGATCATTTTGAAGATGACAACGCATCGGGATTATTCTACACTGCTAACTCATATTATGATGCTAAGATTGAGGAAATTCCTTCATTTGAATGGGGTGGAGAAGAGTATTACTTAAATGATGTAGTTGATTATAGAATTAATCAAAGTGATGTATTTTCAACTGGTAATGGTGAGTATAACACACCTCATCAAATTGACGCAACTCAAATCCTTGCAAATACTAATCTTTCCAATTATGGAAACTTTAATTACATTTACGGTGATGAGAAACTTCCTGCAGGATTTGTTGAGGCAAATGAGATAGAATACTATCTTGCTAGAATCGATCATCTTTATGTTAATAAACTTGGAGAATTTGTTACTAAAAAAGGAACTCCAGCACTAGATCCTAAAGAACCTGGTGATAGCATCAAAAATGCTATGAAATTGATTAGGATTGATATGCCTGCATATGTTAGAAATCTAGATGACATTGTATTCACTAGATTTGCTAACAAGCGTTACACGATGAAGGACATTGGTAAACTTGAGCAACGTTTGAGTAATGTTGAGTATTATACGCAGTTAAGTTTACTTGAAAGTGAAACTGCTAATTTATTTGTTGCTGATGGTTCTGGATTGAATAGATTGAAGAATGGTTTCCTTGTAGATAACTTTACTTCACACGCCGTTGGTAATTCTTCACACCCCAACTATCGTTGTTCAATGGATATGGCGTTGGGTGAGTTAAGACCTCAACACTTCACTACTAATGTTTCATTGAAGTATGAAGAGGTTCCTACAAATTACATTAAGGGTGATGCACTTATGCTCGACTATACCCATAAGGTTATGGTTGATCAACCTTTTGCTTCTGGTGTAGAGAATGTCAACCCATTTGCTGTTGTATCTTGGGTTGGATTTATGACCATCACTCCAGCAATTGATGACTGGGTTGATGAAATTCGTTTACCAGAAACGCTTACTGAGGTTGAGGGTGATTATGCAGCAACTGTATTTGCAATGGAAGTAGATCCTAATACTGGATTTGCACCTACAGAATGGAATGCTTGGGAAACTCAATGGACTAGTAGAAGCAGTAGTAGTTCTAGTAGTATTCAGCGATCTGGTGGCGGTCCTCCTATCAGAAGAGTTACATCCAGAAGCACCACAACACGAACAGGTCAAACTAGGACTGGTATTAGACCAGAGGTTACTCCTAGAGTTGATAGAGAAGTTCTTGGCGATAGAGTTGTTGATATCAAGTATGCTCATTGGAAGAGATCTAGAAACATTCAAGTTAATGCTCAAAGATTAAAACCAAATATTCAGGTATATTCTTTCTTAGAAGGAAGAGATGTAAATGCATATTCAACTCCAAAAATCCTGCAAGTAAATGTTACTAGTACGGTTCCTTTTAGTGTTGATGAAGACGTAGTTGTAACTGGTAACGTCAACAGAAAATTTAGAGCAAAAGTTGCTTCTCCTAGAAATTATTATGATGG